TCCTCCGCGACGTCCGCGACACGCAGGGCCGTCCCCTGCTCGACGCCAACGGCGGGATCTACGGCGTCCCCGCGCAGTACCCGATGCGTGGCCTCTGGCCGGCCGTTACGACGACCGGTCAGCGGAACGTTGAGGCCGTCCTCGGTGACTTCTCGCAGGGCATCATCGGTCTGCGTCAGGACGTCACCTACAAGGTGCTCGACCAGGCCGTCATCCAGGACGCCACGGGTGCGATCCAGTACAACCTCGCGCAGCAGGACTCGGTGGCCCTTCGGGTCACGTTCCGTTGCGCTTTCGAGGTCGCCAACACGGTGAACTACGACAACGCCAACGGCAGCTCGCGCTACCCGTTCGCGGTTGTCCAGTCGCCGGTCAACGCCTGATCAGGAGGACAACATGGCTGAGCAGAAGAACGCCGCGGCTGCTACGGCGGCTGAGGTTCAGAAGCGGGTCGACGAGGCCCACGAGAAGGGTTACGAGGGCGAGACGGTTGATCACACCCCTCGCGAGGCGTACACGGTCGCTGGGGTGACCCGGAAGTGACCCCCACGGGAGGGGGGCACGTGTTCGCGCGGCCCCCCTTCCGGCGGGCCCGTTGGGAGCCGTTGCCGCCTTTGGTGGCTAACGCGGACGTTGCCGGCCCTGAACTTGACGGTGACCCGACGGCCCTGGCCGAGTTGCGGGCCGCGTGGGCGCCGTGGCTCGACACTGAGGGGAGGTAGACGATGCCCGTTGTTGTTCCCTCCCCTGCTGCGCCGGAGCCGTTGGCAACTGTCGACGACGTCGCTGCGGGTTGGCGGGCCCTCACGGATGACGAGGCCGCCCGCGCTGGTGTGCTGCTGGCGCGGGCGTCGGCCATTCTTCGGGCCAAGCTGCCCGGCCTGGACGACCGGCTCGCCACGGATCAGGTGTCTCGTGACCTTGTCGTGGAGGCCGTAACCGCTTCCGTGGTCGACAGGATGCTTACCCCACTGTCGGGCGTGCAGTCGCAGTCCGACACGACTGGGCCGTTCTCGAGGACGATCCGGTGGGCCGACTCGTCCGCCGGCTTCCGGTTCCCTGCTGACCTGCTTGGCCTGTTGGGCGGTGGGCGCGCGCGGGTCCGGTCCGTGCGGATGGTGACGTCGTGACCACCATCACGATCGTCCGCGCTGGCGGGCTCGACGCGGACGGCGACCCTGTGGATGCGTCGGTCGAGTTCGAAGAGTCGAGCTGGTTCTTCGCGCCCGCTTCGCGCGCTGTGGCCGGTGAAGACAACGACCGCGCGCAGCGCGTCATCGCCGGCCTCACCGGATACGGCCCCTACGGCAGCCAGCTTCGGGCGTCCGATCGCGTACGCGTCAAGGGCGCGTTGTGGGACGTGGACGGCGAGGTCGGGGTGTGGGAGTCACCGTTCCCTGGCGCGCCTGAGGGCGTTGAAGCGGCTTTCAAGAGGGTGACCGGCTGATGGCTGCTTTCGTCACCTTGAACCAGCGCAACATGCAGCGGCTGGCGCGGGAGCTTGGCGTGCAGCAGGCGCTTGCCCGTGAGGGCGATCGATTGAAAAGCCGCGCCGAGGGACTTTCTCCCGTTGAGTCGGGCACGTACAGGCGGTCTTTCACCACTAACTCTTTCCTCACGGACTTCGGCGGGTTCACGCGCGCGATGACGACGGTGGTGAATGAGGCGCCGTACGCGGCTGCCGTTGAGTTCGGTAATGCGCGGACGGTGGGTCGTCATCCGTTGGGTCGGGCGTTGGCTGAGATGGCGGTGCGATGAGCGGGTTCCCTGATGCGGGGCGCGTGTTGCGTGCGGTGCTGGAACCCGTCGTCGGTGCGGGCAGCGTGGTGTCGCAACGTCCTGGCGATTTGTCGAGTCGTTTGCCGCTTGTTCACGCTTACCGTTTCGGCGGTTCTGATGATGGCGTGTTCGATGCGCCGAGTTGTTCTGTTGATGTGTACGCGGTTACTCACGCGCAGGGTTTTGCGTTGGCGGAGCGGTGCCGCGAGGCGATGTTGGCGGCGCCTACCCGCGGCGATGGTCTCGCCGCGGCTGTTGACGACGTCACGACCGTATCCGGACCTGTTGAGGTCGAGTACCCGGGCGACGGTGTCCGCATGTGGGCGTCGACGTACCGGCTTTCTATGCGCCGCATGGGCGCGTAACAACCACCCCACCCTCGCCCCTTTCGGGGCAACTTCTACTGCCCTGGAGGGCTTCCATGGCCGACTTCGGCGATGACTACTCGAACAAGTTCACTGTCAACATCCTCAAGGCGCGGAGCACGTCGCTGCTGTTCGCGCCCGTGACGTCCGACCCGATCGAGGCGGTTACGGAGACGGCTAACGCGACCTTGCTCGCGCTGCCCGCCGGGTACCGCGACGCCGGCCTGACGACGGACGACGGGCCCACGTTCTCGCGCGCGACGGAGACCGACGCTGTCACGTCCCACGGGCGTACGGAGCCGTCGATCGAGGACAAGGTCAGCGACACCCTCACGATGGCGGTGACGTTCCAGGAGGCCAACGCGACGACGCTGTCGCTGTACTACGGCCTGTCGAAGGCGTCCCTCGAGGGGTTCCGCGACCCCACGACGGGTGAGCTGTTCATGCCGACGCCTGAGCTGCCGGACGACCCGTACTACCGGTGCCTTGCGATCTCCCGCGACTCGGACCGCAACGGCCGCGGCGACGTTTACTTCGGGTACTTCCTTCCGAAGGTCAAGGTTTCCGAGCCTGCCGAGCAGGCGTGGGGCAAGACCGGTGAGGTGCAGTTCGGTGTGACGATCACCGCGTTCGTCGACGACGCCCTGAAGTACTCCCGCGCCCCGTTCTACGGCGGCCCGGGGTGGAAGGGCCGCGCGGCTGACATGGGCTTCTCGGCTCTCACCTGATGACCACCCGGGCGGCCTCTTCCATGGGGTGGGCGGGCCGCCCGGGTGCTTCATCCTGCCACCCCACGCCAGCGGTTGGACTTTGGAGGACGCATGAGTGAGTACAAGCAGCACGAGCTTCACCACCCTGATGGTCGCGTGCGCGTCGTGACTTCGCTTGAGGCGGCACGGCGTGCCCGTTGGGATGGGTTCGGCGACAAGAAGCAGGCCGCCGCGATCGCGAAGGCCGACGAGAAGCAGTCCTGACCTACTGAGATCGGAGCCCACCCCATGGCTACCCCTAAGAAGCCCGTGCAGGACAAGCCCGCGAGCGTCGGATTCAATCTCCGCGCCTTTGAGGCGGAGCGGACGGTCGAGCCGTTCACCGTTCCGCACCCGGACGGGAAGACATACACGCTGCTGTCGCCTGGTGAGACCGACTTGTTCGAGTTCGCGAACGTGATGGCGGCGTACCGGGAGAACGAGGCCAGCGCCGTGTCGGCGGTGTTGACGACGGTCGTCCCTGAGGGCGACCGTGACGCGTTCTTCCGGGCCCGCATCACCGTTGACGCGGGCATGGCGCTCATCAGCGCCTACAACAAGCACCACGGGCTGCTGGAGCCGGGAAAGTCCGACGGCTCGTAGGTTTGATGGCCCGGTACGCCGAGGCCATTGAGTACGACCTGCGGGCCCATCACCGGTTAAGCGTGGGCGACTTGTGGGTCGTCCCGCAACGGTGGCGCGAACTCTTAAACCTGATCGAGCGGTTGCCGGCACATTGTCAGTGGCGGCATGAGCAGTACAACGACCCGGACTTCGCGCAAGCAATGGTCGAGGCGTTCCCAGAGCCGCCGGAGCCGTCGCCGCCGGGGTGGTCTGAGTGGTCCCCGGTGCTGGACGCCCTCGCCGGAGTGAACGACCGGTTGTCGGTACTGATCGCCACGAAGGGCGACGGTAAGACGCCACCAAAGATGCAGGCACGCCCGGTGACCGAGTTCCAGCGCGCCCGCGAAGGTGTGAAGAAGCGTTCGGCGCGGGAAGACCACGACTTCCTGATGTCCGCGTTGTTACGCGGGCAGCCGTCAGCCGCGGGCGAGGAGCTGGCGGAGTAGGTCGTTCTGCTCCGCGAGGAGCCGGTTGGTTTCGTCCCGCTGCTCGATGGCGATGAGGTCGCGCTGTGCTGCCCGGACCTGCTGGGGCCCGCCGGCGAGGTCGACGCGGTCGAGGGTCCGCCCGGTGCTGTCTGTGGCGGTGGCCCTGTCGAAAGTCTTCCCGAGTCCCATGTTTCCCCTTGTCGCGGTGGTCTGCGGATCGTACGCGCTTCCCGTCTGTCGCGTAAGGGGGTCTTGTGGCTACGGATTACGAGGTCGCAACCGCGTACGTCCAGCTCGTTCCGTCGTTGCGGGACTTCGGTAAGAAGACGATCCGTGAGGTTGGGCAGAACGGTGCCGCGTCGGGCAAGGCGTGGCGGGAGAACTTCGAGCGTGAGGTCCAGGGACGCAAGGAGATTCCACTTCCTGTCCCCTCACCGCGTAGGTCTTCTGAGGAGGGCGCCGCGACGGGTGGTGCGTTCGCTGAGGGCTTCCGGAAGCGCGTGCAGGCCGCGGCGAAGTCGTTGCCGCCGCTGCGCGTGGGTGTCGCCGCGAACGAGGCCGAGCAGAAGTTGCGGGACCTGCGGGGCGCGCTTGACGACCTGGCAGGTCGGACCGTCGGCGTCGACATTGACTCCGGTGACGCGTTCGCTGAGCTCGAGCGCATCAAGGCTGGTCTCGCCGACCTCGACAAGGACGGCGCGGACGTTGCGTTGCGGGCGGACGCTACTGCGGCGCTGACACAGATCGCTGCCGTTGAGGCGGCGCGGCAGGCGCTCGATGGTCGGGAAGTCGACCTGGACATCAACGTCAACGCCGCTCAGGGACTCGCGTCGCTGAACTCGTTCTCTGGCCGACTGGTCGCGCTGACCACTGTCATCGGCGGGTTGGCGCCCGCGTTGGTTCCTCTCGGGGCTTTGGCGACTGCGACGCTCCCTGCTGTCGGCGCAGGTGGTGTGGCCGCCGGTGCTGGTCTCGGCGTGGCCGTGCTGGGTCTTGCTGGTGTTGGCGAGGCCGTTGAGGCGCTGGCGGAGCAGGACGCCGCCAAGACGGTCGAGGACCAGGCGAAGGCCGCCGAGAAGGTTGCTGAAGCGTTCGCTGGCCTGTCGCCAGCGGCGCGCGAGTTCGCCCGGTTCCTGCTATCGCTGCGGCGGGACCTTGATGGGTTGCGCGCGTCGGCGCAGGAGAACCTGCTGCCCGGTCTGACGACAGCTCTCCAGACGCTCCGCCCGGCGCTCCCTGCGATCAACGCGGCGGTCGCCGCTTTTGCTGGCGCCCTCGGTGGTCTGGCCGTTGCCGCTGCTCAGGCGTTCACCGGGCCCGCGTGGTCCGCGTTCTTCGGGTACATCGCCAGCCAGGGCCCCGGTCTGATGGTGACCTTCGCTGAGGCCATCGGACGTTTCGCGTTGGGCATCGGCAACCTCATGGTTGCGTTCGCCCCGCTGACCGACATCATCGCCGGTGGTCTCGCTGAGATGGCTGGTGCGTTCGCTACGTGGGCTGCCGAGCTGACCGGTTCGGCCGGCTTTCAGGCGTTTATGGGTTACCTGATCGACAACCTGCCCGTCATGGGCGAGTTCATCGGGTCCCTCGCCAGCTTGTTCGTGACGCTGGTGAAGTCGATGGCGCCGATGGGCCCGGTCGTGTTGCAGATCATCACGGCGGTCGCCAACTTCATCGCGGCGCTTCCCCCAGGTGTGATTCAGGGCATCGTCACGGCGATCCTCGGTGTCGTCACGGCGTTCTCCATCCTCGGCCCGGTCATCGGCTTTGTCGGTGGGATTGTCGCGGCGGTCGGCGGCGGGATGGGTGTCCTCGCGGCGATCATGGCCGCCCTGGGTGGCCCCGTCGCTATCGTTATCGCGGGTGTTGTCGCTTTGGGCGCGGCTCTCGTTGCGGCGTACCAGCACTCCGAGGCGTTCCGCCAGGTCGTGAAGGGCGCGTTCGATGCGATCGCTGCCGCGGCGACGTACATGTGGGTGGAGATTCTTCAGCCCGCGTTGACGGCCCTCGTCGCTTTTGTCCGTGACGAGGTCATTCCCGTCGCGTTGCGCCTGTGGAACGAGGTGCTGGTCCCAGCGTTCGCTGCTATCGCGGCGGCTGCGCAGGAGATGTGGGTCGCCTACATCCAGCCCGCGCTTACTGAGGTGGTCCGGTTCTTCCGCGAGACGCTTATTCCGATCACGTTGGAGTTGTGGCAGAACGTCATCCTGCCCGCTTTCAAGGGCATCCGTGAGGCAATCGCTTTCGCGTGGGACAAGGTCATCAAGCCCGTCCTCGGTGCGCTGGTCACCTTCATTCGTGACATCCTTGTGCCGATCATCAGCTTCTTGTGGCGTAACATCGTCGCGCCCGCGTTTCAGGGGATCGCCGCGGTCATCTCCGTTGCGTGGGGCGTCATCAAGCTGGCCCTGTCGGCTCTTGAGGTGCTGCTGCGGGCCGTTGTCATCCCGGTCATCCAGTTCCTGTGGCGTGAGGTCGTCGAGCCCGCCTTTAAGGGCATCGGGTCGACCGTCAAGACGGTGTGGGAGAACGTCGTCAAGCCTGCACTTCAGGCCCTTGGTGGTTTCATCAAGGAGCACGTCGCGCCCGCCTTCCAGGCTGGCGTCGACGCCATCAAGGGGATCTGGGAGACGATTCAGGACATCGCGAAGGAGCCCATCCGCTTCATCGTCGAGACTGTCCTCAACGGCGGTCTCATCAAGTCCTTCAACAGCCTCGTCGACAACCTTGAGCTACCCGACCGGTTGAAGGTCGACGACATCAAGCTGCCTGACGGCTTCGCTCGTGGCGGTGTGTTGCCTGGGCAGTCGTCGTGGCGGCAGGGTGATGACCAGCTCGTGCCGATGCGCCGCGGTGAGGGCGTGTACGTCTCCGAGGCGATGCGTGACCCGTTCGAGCGGCGGCGACTGTTCGCGGTTAACAAGGCCGCGATGCAGGGTAAGTCGTTGGCCCCGTTTCAGGGGTTCGCGCAGGGCGGGATCGTCCCGCAGGGCGTCGGGTTCGCAAAGGGTGGCATCGCAGACCTGCTGGCCTTTGGTCGGCGGTTGCGTGACGCCGGCTACACGGTGTCGGAGAACCGAGCTCTTGGGGACAACCCGCGGCCTGGGTCGCACTCGTCGACGGGTTACCACTACAAGTTCGACAACTCCGGTGCTATCGACGTCAACGCGGGCGCGGGTGAGTCGGACGCTGAGAAGCGGCGGCTTGTCCCGGCAGTCGAAGAGGCGTTGCGCCTCGGATTTGGTGCGCAGTTCCTGTCGTCCGGGCACTTTAACCACGCGCACTTTGACGTGGGGTCGTACCGGTCGGTCGGCAACATGTCGAAGTACGGTGGCGGGTCCGGCGCCTCGGGCATCCTCGCGAAGATCGCTGGGGCTGTCTCCGGTGTCGCCGACTTCCTGAACCCGTTTGACGACATCACCAAGCTGTTCAAGGACACGGTCCTGTCGACCCGCTTCGGGCAGGTTGGTGTCGCACTGGCCGAGAAGGCGCTGTCCGGTGTGAAGGACAAGGTCACCGGCCTCGTCGGCGGCCTGTTCGGCGGGTCGGATGATGAGTCGGCGGCCGTCGCTAAGGGCGCTGGCGGGCCAGGCGTGGAGAAGTGGCGAAGCACGGTGTTGCAGGCCCTCAACATCATGGGCTTGTCGCCGTCGTTGGCGGATACGACGTTGCGGCGGATGAACCAGGAGTCCGGCGGTAACGCCCGGGCGATCAACAACTGGGACATCAACGCGAAGAATGGTGTTCCGTCGAAGGGTTTGATGCAGGTCATCGACCCGACGTTCCGGGCGAACGCCCACCCGGACTACGACACGAATATCTACGACCCGCTGTCGAACATCCTCGCGTCGATGCGTTACGCGATCGGGCGTTACGGGTCGCTGCCGAAGGCGTACAACCGGAAGGGCGGGTACGCCCTCGGCGGTGTCGTCGGTGACCGTGAGCCCACGTTGTTCGACGGGGGCGGCTGGTTGACGAACGACATGCTCGCTGTCCACAACCTGTCGACGCCGGACGCGGTGATCCCGCAGGCGGAGATGCAGGTCATCCGGCAAGCCGCCACGCGGCCGGTCGGGGGGATGCCGGACGTGATCACGTTGATCGACCAGGACGGCAGCATCCTCACCCGCGCCCGTGTCATCGCGGGTGACGCCGTGTCCGCCGGGCTGGCGGAGCACGACCGGGACTTCGCTGACTCGCTGTACTCAAGGACGGGGGTGGCGTAGTGCCGGTCATCGTCCCGGGAGCTTCACAGCAGTCGGTGCCGGGGTCGGGGCCGCGGATAGTCGCGGTGCCCGACCCTGGCGCTAACCCCCCGGCGATGCGGTTGTCGGTGGCGGGTATGGGCGCGTCGGCTGATGTGCGGATCGTGCGGGTGGATCCGGATGGTCGGACACGGCCTGTGCGGCAGGCGGAGCCGTTGCGGGTGTCGGCGCAGGGCAACGGGTTCTGCGATGACCACGAGATGCCGCACAACGCGCCGGTCCGGTACCGGGTGTCGGGGACGGTCGCCTCGACGGACCCGGTGCAGGTCGACTCGGAGGACGTGTGGTTGATCGACCCGGGCCGACCTGACGGGTCGGTGCGGTTTCCGACGACCCGCCTCCTCGAGCTCGGTAACTTGGACTACCCGGTGCGGGGTGTCATCACTGAGGTGCAGGGACGCCCCGACTCGATCGTCACGGTGATGGGAAACGACGTCGGTGCGCCGACATCGACGTTGACGGTGCGGACGGACACCGAGGCTGACGGATGGGCGATGCGGTCGCTCGTCCGGACCGCTGGTGTCGTGATGTTGCAGGTGCCGCGGCATTCGGGTCAGCGGCCGTTGTGGGATTACGTGTGGTTGTCGACGCGTGGTGAGCAGTACGTCGCTAAGGGCACGAAGCCGGCGTTGCGGTGGCCTCTCGCGTACCGGGTGACGGGGCGCCCCGAGGGGGCGCAGAACGCGTTGTGGGACTGGTCCGGCGCGGAGACGACGTACACGGGTTGGGACGAGCTCGCGGCGGCGTACCCGGGTGGTTGGAACGACTTCACGGTGGATCGGCGCGAGTTCTTGGCGCCCTGAGTCAGGGGGTGCGCGGTGTGGGCTGTCTCTGATGAGGGGCGCCGCATGTTGGCGTCGAATCTGCGTCGCGGTGAGGTAGTCGTTTCGGCGTGGCGCGCGGGTAAGCGGCTGCCCGTTGACCAGCGGGTCATCGCAGGGTCGTTGACCGCGACGTCCGGCACGGGTGTCCGCCGGCAGGGGCAGGTGTCCCTCCCGCATGTGGCGGGCGCTTGGGACTTGCTGGTGCCGGGGCAGACGACGCTCCGGCTGACGTGGGTGATGCGGTTCCTGAACCAGAAGACCGAGGGTGTGCCGCTCGGCGCGTTCGACATCGTGTCGCGGAAAAAGTCGTACGGGTCCGGTCGGGGAACGATCGACCTGGCGGTTCGCGACTTGTACGGGCGAGTTCTTGACCGCGGTTTCGATAAGGCGTCGAGGCCGCGGGGGAACGCCGCCAGGGTTGCCGCCGCGTACATCCGCGAGGCCATCGGCGACGCCGACCTCAACGGGCAGCTACTCGGCGACACCACGTCCACGGTCTACGGGCAGGTGTACCGGGAAGACCGTGCTGACGCGGTGAAGAAGATCCTCGACTCGGCGGGCATGGAGGCGTACATCTCCCGTGACCAGTATCTGGTGGTGCGGCGGAAGCCGTTGCTGACGGGTATGACGGTGTCGCGGTTGCGGATGGGCCCGTTGGGGACGGTGTCATCGGGTGACCGGTCGGATTCGCGTGAGCAGGTCGTGAATCGCCTGGTGGTGGTGCCGGATGGGGCGCGGGTGTGGTTCGCGCCGTTCATCGTGGAGAACACGAACCGGCGCTCCCCGACGAACGTGATCGACTCCCCGGTGGTGTCGCGGACGGTGTCGGACCCGCGGTGGCGCACCCGCACGGCAGCTGAAACAGGTGCACGCGCGAGGTTGGACAGGTTGTCGGCGTTGGAGTCGACGACGTCCGTGACGGCCGCGTGTGACTGGACGTTGGACCCCGGTGACGTCGTCGCGATCGGGTTGACCGAAGCGGCCGGTGACGACGGTGTGAATGAGCGGCATCTCCTCGAGGAGGTGCCGTTGTCGTTTGACGGGGCGGATCAGACGTTCACGACGTCGACGGCCCGTCCGACGGCGGATGGCGACGAGGTCGTCGCGTGAGCGCCGCGGCTTCCCGGTCCCGCCGCGTTGAGGCCCAACGGTCCCGCGCCGCCCTCGGTGGCGAGTTGGCGCGGGTCATCAAGGCGGAAGTGGCCACGTTGCTGCCCGCCACCGTCACCCGTGTTGACCCCGGCGCTGGTGTCGACGGCGACGACCTCTGCTGGGTCGTCTTCGACCCCGCTGGCACGCCTATCGACGTGCCCTACCCCGACACGTACACCCCGCAGGTCGGCCACCAGGTCGAGCTGCTGATCCAGGGCGGGGAGCCCCGGGTCCTGCACCGCCTGCGCGGCATCAGTAAGCCGCCGGCGGACGACGAGCTGGAGGTCTGATGCCTGTCTACACGAGCCCGGACAGGATCCCTGCGCCTGCTGATACGGGTGAGCCGCCTGCTGCGTCGCAGTTGCAGGATTTGGCGGCGGTGACGCAGTCGGTGTTGACGCGGGACCGGGCGACGTCTCTGCGTGGTGTGAATGAGGCGAAGGCCCAGGCGCAGGACGCCCGCAAGGTGAACATGGGCACGGCGGTGGGTACGGGTTCCCCGATCACCGTCGGCACTGGACACCAGGGCATTCCCACGCTCGAGTTCTCGCTCTTGGCGGGCGTGTCCGCTCAGGTCACGGCGACGTTCGATGTGGCGACGACGACGGTGAACGGCGCGTGCACGTTCTCAGGGCGCCTCAACTCGATCAACATTGACGCGCCCGCACCCAACTACTTGTCCCGAGCGGCGGTGCGTCGCGCGCCGGCCGCTGGTGACCGGGCGACGGTCTCGCAGACGTGGTCGTTGGGCCCGACGTCTTACGGGCGACGGATCCAGGCGGTTGTGGTGAAGGACAACACGAACGCTGCGATGACGGTGGACCCGACGAACTGCACCTTGTCGTACGTGCTGGACAGGACCGGTTCGGCATGACCCGCCGCGGGGGCCGCTTCTGGGGGTACGTGGAGGACGGCCTCGTGGTGGGGTTCTTCATCGCGATTGGTGTGGTGGGGATCCTTGGCGTGTCGGGTTTGGTGTCACGTGCTGCGGAGCAGGCGCTGCCGGATTTCACGGCGATCGTGTTGTGGTGTGGGACGTACTTCCTCGGCATGGTGCTGGGCGTGTTGGGTCGGGTGTGTAAGTGGTACCCGGTTGAGGGTGTCGGGCTTATCGCGGTGGCGTTGGCGACGATATTGCAGGGGTACGCGCTTGTCGCGGCTGGCGCTGCTGGCACGCAGACGGGTGTCCGCTTGTTCGCCGGTGTCCTGTTGATCTTCGCGAACGCGCTCCTCGCTTTTCGTGCTGCGCGTGCTGAGCCTCTTGAACGGGTCGTGGCGCAAGTCCTCAACGAGAGGATGGCTGAGGCCCGCGACGGCAAGGAGGGGCGGTGAGCTCTGATGTCTTTTTGCCGTTGTTGACGTTGATGTTCGGTGGGACGTTTGGTGGCGGCATCGTCACTATTGTGAAGGCTGTTCGGGGTCGTAAGGTTGAGGACGTTGACCTTGTTGAGCGGATCCGCCGGATGGCCACTGAGGAAGTGACGAGGGCTGACGCGCGGCTCGAGTCGATGCAGGCCCGCTTGGATGACTTGGATCAGCGGCTCAATGATGAGCGGCGGCGGGCGCAGGCGTTGGAGGC